GTGTACTTCTGTATACATTATCTTCACTTGAACGGGGTTTCTGTATACATAAACTATCATTTATGTTAACAGAAATACGCCTTTCAGTGGCTTTTCTGTATCGTTCCTGTATACCTATTGAAGTAAGAACTTTATTTTTTTCGGCCTGCTCTCTGCTAAAAAAATCAACTTCAAGCAATTTTTCTACTACGTCTTTTACGTATTTTTCTTCTAAGTTGAGTTCGTCTGCTACGATAAAAAGTAAGTCGTCGTCATACGTTGCATAGTACCCGTTATCGCGGTATACAGTACCTAAAAGGTGTAATATTACAGCTACTGCCTGTATACCGTGTGAACGAATTACCTTTTTTACTTTTATATCTCCTAGAAAATTTACGTCCATAGGGTAGTAGTCTAGGCCGTCCTTTCTAGGTCGTGCCATTCCTTTATATCCCTTCTAGTTAGTAGCGTTTGCTAAAGCTTCTAAAAACTCTTTCAACTCGTTTTTACCTGCTTTTTCTTGAATTTCTTTAAGGTCGTATACTGTTCCGTCTAATCCCTTAATTGTGTACTCTACTTCTACGATTACGGGTACGTGTTCCGTAGCGTCTTCGTCATTCATCATGCTAGCCATTCCGTTAATATATGCTAGTGAACTTTCTCTAAACTCTGGTTCGTTTTTGTTGACTTTCAAAGGCGCGCTACTTAGTAGTGTGTCTACATATTCAACGTCCCCGCGTAGCGTTCCGTCAATCGTAGTAAACTTTTGAACGAAGCCCCCTTTTTTAGTGTTTAGTAGCATTAGTCCGTATTCTTTCATAATATTTACAACTCCTTTAATTGTTTTTCATATTTGTATTGTTTTTCGATTTCTTTACCTATACCGAACTCTTTTACCTGTCTAGGTGTTAGCGTGATAGGTACGATTTTGTATTTTTTGCAAAATTCCGTTAAGCCTATTGTATGCTGTTCGTCGTGATAATCGCGACGTAAACACATAAACGATAGTTCGCTATGGTCTATTTTATCTCGATTTCGCCCCATTCCTACGGGCTTGTAGTGTGCTACGTCTCCTTTATCGCCACTTATAAAACATTTACGATACTTAAGGTATAGAAACAATGTTCTAGTGTGTTCTTTGCCTATAAAATACTGTTGGTGTGTGAACGGTACTTCGTTCTTGAAGCACCATTCAATAATGAACTCGATAAAGTTACTAGCTTCTAGCTGTGATATCTGGTTAATCCCTAAACTAAAGGTCTCTAGTTCTGGCCGTTCGGTCGTACAGTATTCGCCCTTCATGAAGTCCCGTACGATTTCTGGCGGGTATCCTGTGTAGTTCGCTATGTCCTTGCATAGTCCGAAAATGTAGCCACGTTGCGCCAGCGTGATACCGCGCGGGTCTAATATGCTTATATTTGCTCGATACAGCCCCGTAGCTTCATTTTGTAACCATGTAGGTATATTTACGTCCGTATCCGCTTCAAACGTCAGAATAGCCCCTTTTTTCGCTTTTAGCGTGGCTTCAAATTCGTTAGCGTTTGTCATTTCAAATTTTTAGCCTTTTCTAGCTTAATGTCGTTATCATCTAGCCACTCTTTTAACATGGCTTTTTGTCTATCTGTTAACCATAGCTGTAGCTCCCACAATCGGCTTACGGGCGTTACGTCTTCCAGTGTATCAAGCTTGTTAATAACTTCTTCTACTTCGGCTTCGGCCTGCTTGCTCGCTTGTTCTAAGCGTTCGCGTCTTTCTCGCTCTAGCTCTAGCTGTTCCGCTTGTTTGCGTTCCGCTTCGTCTACGGCCTTAAATACGTCTTTTAGTTCCATTGTATCCAGAAGTGGTTTAAACGCTTCGGGCGGTTGTCCAGCCTTCTTACAATACGCTTCTAGCGTTTCTTCGTCTTCCATGCGTTTCCCGTATTCAGCTTCTAGTCTGATTAGTTCCGTTTCCATTGTATCGAAGATACTCTTTTTAGTTTGCTTACGACTGAATAGCTTACGGTCTACGACTTCGTGTGTAGCGTCAAACGATAGGATACGCTCGTATTCGCTAAAAGCTTCCTGTATCCAAAGTTCTTTTACTTCGTTAATCTTCTTAGCTAGTTCGTCTTCTCCGTTCTTACATAGACGTTTTAGCTCTTTATGGCCGTCCGTAACTTTCTCGATAGCTTCCATAAACCCGCTAAAAGCTACGTCTATCTTATCTTTTAATTCGCTTAATTCTTTTTTTGTCTTCTTAGCGCTGTCTACACTACTTTCACTATTAGTTACTACTAAGTCCGTAGTACTCTCTACGATACTCTCTAGTGTATCCCGTAGCGCTTCATAGTTTGTGATTTCGTATAAGCCCTTTTCATTCTGGACAATATCGAAGCTGTTAGTTAATGTTGCTAAGTCCGTTACCATTCTTCGTTACCTTCTTCCTGTTTTTGTTCTTTTGGTTGTTCTTTAGCCTTCTTCTGTTGGGCTAGGTGTAGCGCTTTTAGTTCGCCTACTAGTTTGTGAATTGGTACGTCAAACAGATTGCCTACGCTGTACTTTTCACATACATAGTCTACGATTTTCTGGCGTTCCGCTCCTAGCTTAACCATATCCGCTATGATTTCTTCTGACCGCTTCTTACCTTCTTCAAAGATTTCTTCGGGTGTAGTCTCTTTATGTTGCTGGCCGTTATGAGTTACCCCGCTGGCTTCGTTACCGTCGTCGTCCTTATCGCTTGTAATTCCAAAGATTGCGCTAAGTGAATAGCGTTTCCCGTAAGTGATACAGCTACCAATAGATTGCGGTGTAATTTCGTTTGAATAAATGTTTACACGCTTACCGTTTACATATTCCGTATCAATTACTACCCGTTGTTTAGACGGCTTAAGTGTAAGCGCTGGGTACTGGATAAACTCCCCGCTTTCATGAAAGACTACAGTTGTAATAGATACATTCTGCTCTGCGTCCGTTGTAGCGAATTGGCTAAACGCTAGGCCGTATTTAGTAGCGGTCTTTGTGATTGACTCCGTTACGCTCTCTAGCGGGACGTATTGGCTCTTAAATGCTGGGTTATTCTTATCCTTGAACGGTTGCTTAAGCTCCCGCTGTGTATCTACTAGCGCTTTAGCTAGATTTACGATACTTTCACTAGTTTGTAATGTCATTCTTCTTTCTCTCCTTCTTCGTCTTCTTCGTCTTCTTCGTCGTACTCGCTTCTGTACGTGTCGTCTTCGTATGGCTCGATACGTCCGTATTCGGGGTCTAAGTATCGGCTGTGCATACTGTCAAAATTACCGAACATTTGTTTATCTAGCTCCTTCCTTCGTAGTGGTCGTTTGGTCTATAAAATCTGGTTCTACGTATTGGCCTGTATTGATTAGGTTTACTTTGTGGTCTTGCTGTTGTACAGCTTTGTTAATGAATAACGCGATACATACTATAGTTACCATATACAAAACTACGTATCCTACAATCTTAGCCATAAGTTTTAAGTAGTTCTTATTGAACTCTTTAAGCTTGTTCTTTCTATACTTCCTTCTGTTAGCTCTCATGCTTCCACCTTTTTAAGTTCCTTCTTTAGTTTCTTAGCGTACGCTGTCAGTTTGCTACCTACTTCAATCGTTAAATTTTTCATTTCTCGCTTTCCGTTTACTAGGTCTGATAGATTGGACTGTGGTACGCCTGTTTCCTTACTAATACGGTATCGGGTGGCGTTCGATAGAAGCCACTCGATAGCGTTAGTATCTACTTTCATGTAATGCCCCCTTTCTTAAAAGCTTACTGTACTTCTTTCCGCTAAGCGTTCTAAGATTTCTGTACGTTTTTCGCTTGTAAATTTATAGTTAACTTTCTTTTTGTACTCCTTATTGTCTTCGCGATAAACTCGTAAATACCAGTCTCCTTCGTATTTCTTCAACACTAGAACGTCAGTTTGCAAGTGTACCCCGCGTTTAGCTCTAGCGTATTCTTCGCCAGCCGTGTGGACTAGTTCCATTTTTTCTAAGCTATCGAAGTCCTTAGCTAAAATGTATTCTGGTCTTTTGTATAAGCGTTTAGCTTCGTGGTAGTCAATAACGCGTTCGCGTCCGTTTGTCTTGATTTCGTCAAAATTGACGTTGCTAAAATCTCCGTTAAATACTTCCTTAGCTACTTTCTTAGTGATTTTCATGTAATGCCTTCTTTCTTTTGTTTTTAGGGCTGTTGTAACCCTGTGACTATATAGTATCAGATATCTTATGATATGTAAAGTACTTTCTATAAATTATTTTGTGAAACTTTTGTGAACTTTATTTACCTTCTTTTAGGTCTTAAAGGTCTAACTCTTTATACTTGCTGTCTACCGCTTGTTTAAAGGTGTCTAACATTTCTTTCTGGTAAGGCGTTAACACTTCTGTATTGCTATATTCTTTTAAAATTTCGATTATCTCGCTAGTATCACTTATAGTTACAATGCCTTGTTCTTTAACTTTGTGATTACGAATTTTTTCGGCCTTGCTTATTAAGTCTTTGATTTTTTTACGGTCTGAACTCATTAGTACTACTTCGTTTAGGGCTTCTTTAGATTGGTTGTATAGGTCTACAATTTCGTTATAAACCTTTGTAAAAATCTCTCTGCGCGCCATTATTAAACCATTATATTTACTTTGTAAACAGCGAATAGTCGCTTGATTGTTAACAATAGCGCCATAGATAGAGACGCTTTTATATCTGATATCTTCTGGACTTAGTACAGCGTTATTAAACGCTACGCGTCTCATGTACTCTAATTCATCTAGCATTTCGTCTATATGTTCGGCTCTCTTTTTGTTTAGTTCTGTTGTCATATTCTTTCCTTCTTTCTGTTTTATGTATTGGGGGCTAAACGCCCCCTGCTGGTTATTTTGATTTTGAACATTTTAAGTTGATTTCCATTACTATATCACAGCGTTTGAAAGCTTTGTATAGTAACTGGTCTGCCGTTCTTCTTAAGAGTGTACGCTCGCTTTTTAGTTTTGTTGTCTCTACCTTATCCAGTAGGCCGTATACTTCTACGATAGCGTCTGATATTCTAGTAAGAGATAGAGACGCGCGACGTAGTACATAAAAGTCTTCTATGCTGTCTACAATGTTGTCATAGTGTTTTTTAGCTATCTTATAAACATTAGTTAAGCCTTTCAAGTTTAGTTCGATTGCTTCTGTTAGTTGTTCGTTTGTGTATTCCATAAGTTTGGCCTTCTTTCTTTTTGTCCGTTTATTTTCCTTCAACCATTACGCGTAGTTCTTCTGTGATTTCGTTGTTAGTTTTTTGGATACGTTCGTAGAAGCGCTTAGCTTTTCGTAGCTCTTTCTTAGCTTCGTCTTCGATTTTGTAAATTGTAGCTTTATCGTCGTCTAGGCCTGCTTTTTTGTAAACGAAGTCTAATAAAGTTCTTACTTTTGTACAACTTTCTGTAATGTTTCTTGAACGTCTAATACTGTCTTCCCCGTCTTTGTATTTAATGATTTCTACTACCATGTAGTAAGCGTCTTTGTCCATTTCGTTTAACTCGTTGTAAATTGCGTTTAGTTCTTCGTATATCATCATTTTAATTCCTTCTTTCTTTTAATGTTTTTTAGTATTTAGTGATTTCTTCTGTTAGTCTGTTTGCGATACGTTCGGCTTCTGATAGTAAAGCTTCTGCGCGTCTTACTACTTCGTCATATCCAATTACTTCTACGTACTCGTTTAATAGTGTCATGCCACCGTCAAGGCTATTCAAAACACATACTTGTCTTTTTGCTACGTCTGATAATTCCCCGCCAAAGTTGTATAAAACTACTCTAGCGTCTCCTGTGATTACTTTTAGTTCTTCTGTGATTTCTTCAATTCGGTTTTTTGCTGTCATTTTGTTTCCCTCTTTCTTTTTGGTTGTTGTTGTTCTTTCTGATATTATAATAACACTTATCTTCTGATATGTAAAGTAGTTTGATAAAAGTTTTTTGTGAAACTTTTGTGAAGTTTAAGTTATGTATTTGTTGGGGGGCTAAAAGCCCCCTTTTCTTATTACACTTTAAATACTTCTTTTTGTACTCGTTCTAGCATATCTTTTAATTCGTTTAATGCGAATTTGTTAAGGCCTTCAATGTTTTCGTCCTTGTTTTCTGAAATGTATCTTACTCGTTCTTGTTTGTAGTACTCAATTACTAGCTCGCTGTCTCTTACTAATTGTTTTGTTTTTGCGTTTCCGTTTAGGTTGTGTAGTGCTTCGATTGTTTTTTGATTTAATACTAATGTTTCTGTTACGTTTGTCATAGGTCTTTACTCCTTTAGTTGTTGTTTTGTAGTGCTGTTGTAACCCTGTGACTATATAATAGCACTTATTTTTTGATATGTAAAGTACTTTGACGAAAATTTTTTAAAAAATTTCAAAAAAAATAAACCTACCCCGTCTAAAGGGTAGGTTTAATAAGGTTTCTAAGCTTTTTTATCTTCTTTATTTTCTTCGATTTCTTCTTTTTTCTTCGTGATAAGGCCATTAGGCTCTACCGTAAACTCTGGTCTTTCTGCCATTACTCCGTCTTCGTCCACGTAGTACCAGCCGTCTCCAGATTTAATAAACTGGTTACTTTCCATGAAGCCGTTGTTAGTGTTTAGGTAGTACCATTTGTCCTTGTATTTTACCCAGCCAGTAGCCATAGTACCGTCTTCCTTGAAGTAGTACCAGCTATTACCAACTATAAACCAGCCCGTAACCATAGCCCCGCGTACGTCTAAGTAGTACCATTTTTCATTAAGTTTAATCCAACGATTAAGTACACAATAGCCGTCTGCTTCAAAATAGAACCACTCATTGCCCACTTTACGCCATTTACTAGCGGGGTAGCTTCCGTTCGCTTCACGATACCACCAGCCCTTACTATTCTTTTGCCAGCCTTCATAGTTACCAGCGTCCGCTTGTAGCATTTCTTCTACTGTGTTACCTAGCGATTGATAGTACTTGATTTTTTCAATTACATAGTTACGTAGTGACTCGTTGCTATTGCCGTGTAGTGCTAGCGAACGCGCTGGGCAAGAAGTCGCTACAAACTCGTTATGAAATACGATATTTTCGCTATCTGGTGTAGCTCCGTAGTACTTCATATCTTCGGCCATTTGGCGTAGTGTCATGTCTTCATTTTCCAGAAATTCCGCGTCAGTAGTTCCGAATTGCTGTACGACTTCATAGCCTAAGCTGTATAAATTCCCTTCTGGATTAGCCGTACTCCATGTACCGTTATACGTGTCTTCTACTCTAGCGATAGTATTACGACTAATGTAGTAGTGTGCGTACCCGCGGTCAGATAGTCCAGCGTTATATCTGTCTCTTAGCCAGTTAATATACGCTTCTGGCGTCATGCTACCAGCGTCATTATGAAGAATATAATAACGCGGTGCTTCTGTAGGTCGTCTTCCTGCTAGTCCGTTAAAGATTGTTTCGTTAATAATATTTACCATATTTTTACCCCTTTTCTTTCATGTTTTCATTATGTCAATGTAGTAGGCCATGGGTCGCTTGTAAGGTATGAAATAGAACTTACGCGTATATCTCCAATATCCCTATCTGTAGGTACTGGGTCAGTAAATTGAAAACGTAACATGTTACTATCTCCCTGCCCGCCTAAGTACCATGTACCGTAAGGCGTTCCTTTGTCGTTATAGATACCACCAATAATCGACGCTTCCGAACGAAAGCCAATCGGTATTCCGTGTAACCCTAAAATGAATACATTTCTTTCACGGTCAGACGGCTGTAACTGATAGCCAGCGCCACCACGTCGTACAATACCGAACCAGCCCCATTGAAGTCCCCCGAATTGGTATGTAACCGTGTCGTTTTTTCGTCGTACTTGTAAATATGAGTTACCTAGTTTTGAAACGATGTTTAGCTTTCTCCACCCAGTATCGCCCGATAATACTTCCCAGCCTTCGTTACCGTTACCACGTCTTTTAATCCATTTTAAAGCCCCGTTTGTAACATTGGTATCTACGTACGTAGTACCTACTGGTGCGGTTACTTTCCTTTCTGGAAAGCCTGTTCCGTGTATCTCGTATTCGCTTACTTGTACTGTGTTTCCACTTGTAGCTGGCGCTGTTGCTGGTAGTGTGATACTACCGCCCCCGCCAGATAATGTAACAACGCTACCGTTAATACTTAGTTGTTGCGGTGTCCCTGCCCTGTTTACTTCTTCTTTGGTTGCTAGAGTTTCCGCTTTAGTTTCCAACGTATGAATACGCGCTTTTACTTCCGTGTCGTTATACGGCTGTGGTAGTTCTGATTTCTTAGCATATTCCGTTAATGGCTGGTGTTGAGTTAA